CTGTGTATATTGAACCCCTTCATTGTTGTGTACATTTAGAATGTACCTCTTCTTAGCTGTCCATATACCACGATCAGCAATTGCTTCTCGTGACATAACCATTTTCTTACTGATGCCTCCCAAGGTATCATATAGTCTATTATACCCTATTTCGATTACTTTTTCAAGCTTTTCTTGACAAACTTTGTCTAAAAACTTTACTGGGTCTTTAGGATTAACAGCATTAACTAATGGTTCCATATTAACATATACAGAATCGGTATCAATAGCAATAATGTAATCGACATCATCAGTCTTCAGGACTCTATTCATATACTGATTGATTTCCCTCTCAGCCCATCTAATAGTAGTTTGACCTGAAGTAGTAATGGCTTCAGCAACATCTTGATTGAAGTACCTGAAGTATTGATTACCCATAGCTCCATATAAAGAGTTCATAAGAATCTTAATTGCCATCTGTTTGTTCTCAGCAATCACTATGTCCTTCTCAATCCTATACATCTCTTGCTTATTAGCTTTATCCATGTGCTCCATTTCTTGCTGAGAACTCAACATAGATTTCTTTACTACAACACGTTCGAGATACAACTCTTCAATGATTCGAGGAATGGTACCAAGTCCTATAGTACATAAACGAAGACCATTAGCAGCAAGTGCTTCATTCTCTGTAGTATTAACTACCTGACCATCCAATATCTTGTCTATAGTCACACCAGGTATCTTTCCTAGAATGGTTTCTGGACTCATATTATATTGACAAATGATGTTAGGATATAATGAATTCAAGTCAAATGAACACACCCACTTATGAAGACCAACTTGTGGTGCTTTCACATAACCACCAGGATAGTCACCCTTCACTGAGTCACCGTTTGGTGGTACACAGATGTTCCGAGATGTTAAGTCACGATACAGTATTGAGTCCCAAATGCCTACAGTGCCCATACAATCGATGTAGTTCACACCAGCCTTGTAAGCAATAACCATAGTTAAAGTAATGAGTCCCATCTTATCTTCCAATCGTTCAATCAACTCAACATCTCGAATGTTATAGTCAATGAACTTTTGATGGTCTTCCTTATACAAGGTGTATAGGTTAGAGTGTTCGTCATATGATAGCTTTCGCTCACCAAGAACGGTATGAGCAATATGGTCTAGTCTGTATGACTCTTGTTGACCATATGAATAGCCGAACTTCTTAAACAAGTCAAGGTAGTCAAGAATAGCCACACCATAAATGTCATGCCAATGGTGGTCAAGATTCATTATCTTTGTAGTCCGGGGATGATTGTAGTTCCATGGACTTAGCATGCGAGCTACTTTACTACCACATATATATGTAATACGATTGATTAGGTACGGCATATCGAAGAACTTAACGTTCCACCCAGTTACAATGTCAGGGTAAGCAGTTGCCCATCTTTCAACAAAGCACGATAAAAGATGTTTCTCATCAACACACTTTCTATATACAACTTCTTGGTCTTGCATGATTGACTTTTCAGTATCATAGTCACCTAGTCCCCACACATAGTAGATGTCATCAATGTTATTCTTCATAGCGATTGAAATGACTTCACTCTTAGCTTCATCAGGGTGAGGGAATCCCTCATCAGATTGGACCTCAATATCAATTGAAGTTACGTTGACTAGGTTACGTTTGAACGTAATTTCATCAGGATAATGTGAAGTGATGAACTGCGTTATGAAATTATTCATTCCATGCAGGTCCTTATTAGCTATGTCACCAGATACTCTGATAGCTTGTTGAGCTTCAGCCATATTATCATATGTAACTGGTTGTGCATCACGTCCATCTAATGTCTTCCATCCAGTTGCTTGAGCCCAAGGAAGAGGGTTATACATCGTGGGTTCAAAAGGAACCTTTCGGGAGAAAGGAAGGCCGTTATCATAACCACGATATAATATATTGTTACCGCGTCTGTAGACGCTCGTATAGAACTCATTCATAATTTAGTTACATCTCCACAATAAATTGGTGGGCCCAATAGGATTCAAACCTATGACCTACGGCTTAGAAGGCCGTTGCTCTATTCACTGAGCTATGGGCCCATTCATTAATACATTATACATCAAACGGGCACAAAGGTCAAGCGTTTATACTATAATTTTTTTCTCTGGGGGCATCGCTACATTTGACGTTGATGTCATTGAGAAATATGCTTCTCCTAACTTTTCAGTTGGTGTTGTGATAAACACGATAGTATTAGTGTTCACATCAAGTACGTCAATCTCAGCGAAGGGCATGTATGCATTGAAGGACAAGTTGTCTTCATCTCCACGAAAGATTGAAATAGGATGTTTCAATCCAGTGAAACCACCATCTGTGTGGGCGATTGTACAAAGGATTTCTTCCCCTGTGATTAGTTTTACGATATTAGCTGTTGCCATAATTACTCCATAATGGGAGGCCGTAGCCTCCCTAACAAAATTAGCCTAATAAAAGCTGTTTAGCACTTTTACTTAGCTCTCCAAGATTAATCGTCTTTGGCTTATCCTCTTCCGGAATCTGGTTCTCCAGTCCGACGAGCAACAATCCATCGACAATATCTGCTCCAACAACTTGACATGTTTCTGCAATAGTGAACTTGCGTTCAAATCGTCTAGCTGAGATTCCACGATGGATATACTCAGATCGATCTTCTGATTGCTTCTTGCCAGTGATGGTTAGTGTACCCTTTTCCATCGTGAGAGAGATATCATCTCGTTTGAATCCTGCGACAGCGATTTCAATAAGAAATGTGTTATCTCCTTTCTTCACAACGTTGTAAGGGGGGTATCCTTGATCTGATTGTTTAATAGCTGTTAGGCCATCCAGTTGATCAAAAATGTTATCAAATCCTAAGAAAGTATTCCTTGGGAGATTGAAGTGGTTTGCTAGTGTTGACATATTGTCCTCCTATTAAATAGCAAGGTTATAAAAGCAAGACCCAAATGGCATCTTGCTAGTTTATTTATACGAATTCTCTATCTTCTCTATGACCTTTTCTGTAAGCCATGTTACTACTAGTTTCACGTACTTCTACTTTAGAACACCACACCCTATCCTTTTCACCATAGTCTGGTAGGAAGATAGTGTTAATGTATTCATATAAGAAGTCAGCGATACCTTCACAACCAGTACGCTCTACTTCAGTAATCTTAGCCAAGCCTTTCTTGCCAAGTTCAATGAAGTCATCATAGTTTGGATCATCCACTGCTACTAACAATGTGTGGTCAAACCAGTCCTCTAATAAGTATTTTAGTGGTCTCAAACCACCATAATCAATACACCAGTTGCGTGCATCTAATGTGTCACATTCAAACTCAAAATGAAATGAGAATGCGTATCCATGAATGACATTACAGTGTGACTCTGCCCTCCATTGACGATACGCTACTGGAAACTTCTCTGTGTATGTCTTTGTCGACACCCACTTCTTTTCTTTCTGAAACTGACCTAATTCTTTGTTCATCGGCCAATGACCGTTCTCACCTTGTGTGATATCTACTGCACCTGTTATTGGATTTTTTTCTCCGCTAAGCGACATATTTTATTACTCCTTCTACTAATTTATTATATAAATCTTCCAGAGATCCGTCATTGAAGATTGTTATCCCTTCGTCATTTTCCATCTCTGAAATATGACTATCTACTACATCATCAACGTCTCTCTTAATGTTGAATAGTAATATGTTCTCTTGTTTAACCCAATTTAACTCAATTGGGAATCTGATATCACTGATGATGACATATGCATAACCATCTTCTATATTGTCCATAGCATCTATGTTCAACATCAATGAGTAATCATCACCATTTTCCTCAAACAAGTCATCCCAATGACCAAGTAATATCTGTCTTGGTGTGTACTTGCCATCAAAGTTAGGCATATCCATATATGGTGAATCTTTCAACTCTCTGTCTGTGAAGTTGATTAATGGAATGCCCAACTCGTCAGATGTTATCTGTTTAGGTAGATCAGCTAATGCAAACAGTTTAGCATTCCCTAGGATACGTTGAAGCATCTCTGCTGCTGTATCCTTTCCTGAACCTGCTAGTCCTGTAATTGCTATCTTCATCAGTCGTGAAACTCCGTGCTGCTATTAATACTATCATCGTACTTATCATCGTGAGCTTTTCCATGACCATAATCACCATCATAATGATGAAGTGCTTCAGCATCAAAGTTTAGATATTGTCCAATTCGTGTACCACGTTTAAGCTTAACATCACCACATGAGATATGCATACAGCCAGCCATCATACCATGATACCCCGAATCATATAACCCTGAAGTTAAGAATACTCCATTACGGTTTAGAGTTGACCTAGTGATAACCCAACCAGCTTCTCCATCACCTACCTTAACTGTATTCTCCATAATCACTTCATAGTGACCTGGTGGTAAGAACCAATTGTCATTCTCATTTGGATGAAGTTCCGTTGACCCTCGATGAATCTTCTCATCTTCATTAATAGTAAACAGATTACTCTCAATCCTAAAGATTTTATATACTCTTAGGTCAACAGCATTTGGTTGTACATCTTGCTCTTGTACGTGACTTAGTGTAGACCTTGAGTGAGGTCCCATTATATGCTTCATGTTTCGATATCTCCTTTATCATTAATAAAGCTGACATTTCGATCAACTTGACTATTATTATACATTGTTTCGATAGAAAAGTCAACCTCTTCTTCAAACTTTCCATTGATGAGACCAGTAGGACTTGAATCAAATTCAATGTCATTCATGCCAGCCCAAACAGCTGCACTTGTGTCCCAACTGTTGATTAATACTTGATAGGTATGACACAAATCAATTTCATTTGGGCCATCTGTCATCCCAAGGAAATGTAATCTATTATATCCAACTGTATTAAGCAATCGTCTCTGTTCAAGCTCTCTCATCATCCAGAATCTTGATAGATACCTTTGAAGTTTGTTTCCTCTCTCAACACCATATGCATTAGGAATACCTAGAATAGACATGCCAATCAAGTCAATCCAATCTTGGTCTCTAGCCCATGTAAATGTGTCGATGTAATCTTCGAGGTCCCCAACTTTTGATTGTGGAACGAAGAAGGTTTTATACCCAGCATCTTTAAAGATGGGACCTAACTCCTTAGCAGCATCAATTGTCTTTTGACCTGGTTCCCCAGGATAATCAGACATAACTATATACTTGGCATTCATTTGTTCAGCCATTGTTAGTAGTTTGTCGCTTGGGTACATTGGACGTCCAGCTTTGTACATTTCAAATGCACTGTTGTCCAAGATGATATCCTTTCCGTCTTGAAAGGTCTTACAGTAATCAGCTCCATGTTCCTCGACGAGGTGAGCTAAGGTTAGATGTATGCTACTACGTTTAGCAGCATAATCTGCATACGCCTTAGGCGCGATATGACAAAATTTTATCATTCAATTACTCCATTATGTAAAGGTGTTTAGTTAGCCATCCATAGCTTGTGTTACTAAGTCGTCCCAGTATTTCTTAGTTGCAGGTGAACCGAAAGTCTTCGTGAAGTCTTTCTTCATTCTATCATGGTCATGGTTTGTGTTTTCCATACCAGCAATTACCCAACCGAACATTACGTCCCTACTAGGTTTCTTGGCTTCTCTAATTGTCTTTAAATTTTTCATGGTTGATACTCCGTAAATGAACCGTTTTCGTTATCTTCTGAAACACTAATAGTAATGTTTCTATCAGGGTATTTATAATTAATAGCTTCGCAGAGGTCATCTGATATCATCTCACATGACTTATAATCTAGATGTAATGTATTATCAGAGTACATACTCTCTAACCATCGTTTAAATAAGATAAACTCAATATCTCTATCATCATGAAACACCTCAATTCCAACTTTAAAATGGAATATGTGTCTATGAGGATATCCTAGAAAATGAACATCTTTCAACTCATGAGCCTCTAAAGCAGCTGGGAATTTGTGGATACCTTCTTTTTGAAAGCGTACCCAAATCATTTTATTTTTTGTTTTCATACTATGTATTATACTCTATTTTTATTAAAAAGTCAACAGATTCTTTCACATCTGTTATAAAGAATGGAAGACTCATATGGAGTTAAATCTTGATTGTATTTAGGTCGGAGCCACTGAATAAATCCTTCCTCTTGAATCTCAATGTACGGCTGAGTCAAATCAGGCTTAGGTTCAACAACCCATTTAAACACCCAATCTTTGTGAGATGAATGAGCCGTAAGTGCTTGTCTAAACTTCGTAGCAGAATAACCTTTGTTCTTCCACCCACGATGATTTGATTCAAGAAGGCCTAAGGGAAGAGATGTAGATCCAATATAGACACACACATCATCATCCCATACGCTATAAACTCCTCGAGTCTTCCGTTCCATTACTTCCTCGAAAATGCTGCCAGTGCCTCTGCTCTCAATGATGAATTTGGTTCACCAAACTTACCTAAAGCTGTTAGCGTAACAGTGGTTGAGTTTGTGTCCATCACACCACGTTGACTTACACAAGTATGTGCAGCATCAACCATGACAATGATGTCATCAGATTCAGTAATAAAGGACATTGCATGAGCAATCTGTTGATTCAATCGTTCTTGAATCTGAGGTCGTCTTGCAAAGTATTGTACTAACCGATTCATCTTCGACAAACCTAGTACCTTCTTGCGAGGGATATAAGCTATATGGCATTTGCCAATAATAGGTCGAAGGTGATGTTCACAGTCAGAAAATAGAGTGATGTCTCGTTCAACAACAAACTCATCACCTGAAGTCATTTTATTATCAACAGCTGTACACTTAGGGAATGTATCGTTTCTGAGACCTGAGAAGATTTCATTTACATACATCTTTGCTACCCTATTTGGGGTATCAATCAAAGAGTCATCTGTTAAGTCAAGACCTAGTGTGAGCAATGTTTGTTCCACTTGCCTCTTAATATGATTCAATTTGATGCCATTATTAACGTCTACTTTATCAGTCATAGGAGTTTGCACCCC